TAGATTTAAGATGCTAAGAAAGGCATCTGACTTAGAAGCTGCTTCTTGGGAAATCCAAAAGTCTGAAGCCAAGGAGTGGTTAGAATTTCAAGGTGCCGATGGTCACGCAACTCCATTTTTGGATTACTTAGCTCAAGAACACGGAATTGATAAAACAGAATTAGCGAATAAAATTCTAACTAAATCTGAAGAGTGGTCTGATAAATTATCTAAAATGGTAGTAGAATCTCAAAAGTTAATTAAACAGTTTAAAAACTGTACCACTGTTAGAGAAATAAATATTTTATATGAGAAGTATCTTGGCGTTATGATGCCATTAACTCAAGCTAAAGAAATGGGATTGGCTGATGACTTCGGTAACAGAATTTTTGTTGATGAAAATGGCGAAACTAAATATGAAATAGTTAACCCGTACATTGGTAACAAATTTAATTTTTAAATAAGAAGGTGAAAAATGAGTGAATTGATAACAGCAAGTAAAGTATATGACATTGTTAAACCAGATAGCAAAGTTGTAAAAGACCTAAAGCTAGATGAAAAAGAATTAAACATTGTAGTTGGTGCTCTTAATATGAGCAGTAACCAATCAGAATACCAAAACAAACATTTCGTAACTGCATCTCAGCTTACGCCATATAGAATGTTGAAGCAGTGTATGCTTGAGATTGAATCAAGACATCACTCTTGGTATAGTGTTAAAAATAAACACAAGCGTAAACTCGTAGAGATTCAAATCGCCAAGCGTGAATTAGAGAATACAAGAGATCCTTTGACAAAACAGCTTATTGAGATTGATATTGAAGATATGGAAAACGATTGCCGTATCTGGGAACGCAAGTTAATGCAAGCTGAAGATGAGATGATGGGTTTCATTCAACAAGTTAAACAGATTGCAGGCGATGATGAAGAAATGCTAAACAAAGCATTTACTTATGACGCAGAAGAAGAACGTCAATACTGGGTTACTCGTATGGCTAAACAAGCAGCCATGGATATGGTTTCTTATGGTCGTATCGGTTCTGGTAATATGGATTCTATTGCTATGATGCCAGAAGAAGATCAGATTATGACATTAGCGACTACACTACAATATAACGAACGTCTAATGAATGGATTAAATCAAATTAGTCAGGCTGTTAGCCAAGGTCTGTTAGAAAACAAAGACCACTTACCTAAATTTGATGTGCCTAAAGTGACCGATAAATTATTAGCAACTGATTTTTTAAAACAAGATGTTCAGCATACCACTCAATCCAAAATTAAATCAGAGTCAATTTAATCAGTTCTTAAGTTTTGTAAAACGTCGTAAAGATTTAATTTACGACGTTTACTTTACTTGTAGAATTGAACCATTCAATCAAGATGCAATGGGTGACGTTTTTGTCAACAACCCAGAAGACTTGATTGAGAATGCTCTGATTATTCAAAACGAACTAGGTGTTAGAGTCTCAGCGACTTTCAACAACATTGAGGTTCGCCCAGACCAACACAATCTAGATTTATGGATCAAGAACTTCAAACCTTTATATGATAGAGGTATTCGTTCTTGTACTTTGCCACATACCCACTGGATTATGACAGGCAAAATCCAAAAAGAGTTTCCAGAGTTACAAATTAAAAATACAATTCTTAGAAACTTGAATACAGCTGCACAAGTTGCTAAAGCTGCTGAGTCTGGATTTCATTATATTAACATTGATAGAACTTTGATGAGAGATTTAGATACTCTAGAAAAGATTCGTCAAGTTAAAGAAAAATATGGAGTTAAGATTGCTCTATTGGCCAACGAAGGATGCCTTGGTAACTGTCCAGTAATGGATGAACATTTTCAGTTTAATAATACTAGAACTGATGGACCGCAATACTTTACCGACCCTATCTCTAGAATATCTTGCCCAAAATGGGATGTTCTGGAACCAGCATCTTCTCTAAAATCTGCCACACTTCCTCCTTGGAGAGAAGACTGGGAAGAGATGTTTAAATATGTTGACGTACTTAAAATGCATGGTCGTGAATCGGTTATTCAAATGTTCTCAACTATGAACATTATAGAGAAGTATGCTCGTGGAGAAGAAATATTATTTGACGAGTTTGATGAATATCTAAACGACACTAATTTACAAGGTAAACCAATCGAGGCTTGGAGAAAGTTTATTAAAAACTGCAAGTTTGATTGTTGGAGTTGTAATAAATGTGACAAATTGTACGAGTCTAAGAATAAGAATCTGGTTTCAGAAAAGGTTATTAAAGTTGTTAAGACTTTAGCATATCACGATAACGAAGTTAAACCAGAAATCCAAATTGAAGGTCTTACTTCTCGTAGAATGCAAAACCTTTTGACCGAGCTGGCTAATCTATCTTCTAAGTATCTAGAGGTTGGGTCATACTTAGGTTCTACGGGTGCAGCAGTTTTAAGGTCATCAAACATAGAAGAAGCGACTTTCGTGGATCACTGGAAAGACCAAGTTCAGCCTGCTAATGGCGACTCTTTACCAGCCAATAATAAACAGAAATTTATTGAGAACATTAAGAAGTTTAAAAACGATAGACCTTTGAATGTATTTGATTGTGATATGCTTTCTGCAGATAAGTCAGATATTAAAGATATTGACTTCTTTTTCTACGATGGAGCACACGATTTTGATTCTACATCTGATGCTATTAGATATTATGCAAGCTGTTTATCTAGCGAGTCTATTATCGTAATTGACGATGCTAATTGGGACGGGGTTGTAGACGGAGCAGAAGACGGTATTAAGAAAGCTGGGTTAGAAATCCTATTTAAGAAGATATGGCTAAATAATCAAGAATCCAAAGAAGAATGGTGGAACGGATTCTTTATTGCAGTTGTAAAAAAGAATAAATAATAGGATACAACTTAGGACAAAACCATGGCTGTCGCAACCAGAGAACAATTAAAACAATACGCACTTAGAGCTCTTGGTGCACCAGTTTTAGAGATTAACGTAGACGAATCTCAATTAGAAGACCGTCTAGACGAAGCATTAGATTACTGGAATCTATACCACTACGAGGGTGTAGAACAAATGTATATGAAGCACCGTATTCGTGCTTCTACTTTAAACCTACAATCAAATAACGGAACGACTTTCGTAATCGCAGAAAGAATCGTTGGTGCATCTTCAGGTGCAACTGCAGAGGTTATTTCTGAGTCTGGTTCTATACCAACTAACGGTAAAATTTTCGTTAAGAATGTTGTAGGTACTTTTACTGCAGGGGAAACTATTAATGGTTCTTCTGGACATACTGGAGTTCTTGCATCATCAAACCCTGTTACTCTTGGTGAGTACGACTTAAAGTATATTACAACACCAGATTATGTTTATGGTGTTACTAAGGTTTTAAATATTGGTCAAGCATCGTCATCTAAAAATATTTTCGATTTACAATATCAACTACGTTTAAACGACTTATACGACCTCACTTCAACATCTATTGTATATTACAAAACAGTAATGTCACACTTAGCGATGCTTGACCTTGAGTTAAATGGACACCCATTGTATCGTTTCAACCGTATGCAGAATCGCATGTATCTTGATGTTAACTGGGCAACTGATGTTATCATCGGAGATTATATTTTAATCCAAGGATATCGTGCTGTTAATCCAACTGAGTTTTCTAAGGTATTTGGAGAACCATGGTTGAAGCATTATGTTACTGCATTGTTTAAACGTCAATGGGCAGTAAACATTAAAAAGTTCTCTGGTTTACAACTACCAGGTGGTGTAACTCTTGATGGCGATAAACTATATCAAGAAGCTACTAAAGAAATCGATGATTTAGAAACAGAATTAAGAACTAAGTCTGCTCCATTAGATTTCTTTATGGGGTAAGTAATGCCAACAAACCCATATTTTACGCAAGGTACTGCGAACGAACAAGATCTTATTGAAGACCTTATCATTGAATCATTAAAGATTTATGGTAAGGACTTTCTTTATATCCCAAGAAAACGTGTATCTACTGACCGTATTTTCGGCGAAGACCGTTTGAGTAAGTTTGAACACGCTTACCCTATCGAGATGTATTTTGATAACATCGAGAGTCTAGCTGGTCAAGGTGCCATGATTCAAAAGTTTGGTCTATTAATGGATCAATCTGCTACATTAACAGTCGCACGCAAACGCTGGAATGATTTAATTGGCGTGCATGGCACTACACATTTACCAAACAGACCAAACGAGGGTGATTTAATTTATTACCCACTAACAAAAGGTTTGTTTGAAATTAAATTTGTTAAACACCAAGAGCCATTTTACCAATTAGGTAAACTTTATACATACAAGTTAGACGTTGAACTATTCCAATATAGTAGTGAAAAAATGGATACTGGTATTCCTGAAGTTGACGTGTTTGAAAACCTTAAATCTTTTGATGTTACAATTAATCCTAACATTCAAGACGCTACAGGTTTTGCTGATAATAATACTTTCAAAGAAAAAGCTGTTTCTGAAAATTCACTTTATGATTTAGAAAACAACCCATTCGGTGAAGTTTCTTCTTCAACTGACGTTGTTGGTGTTTCTCTACAATCTGATACAACTGAATTAACAGCTGACCAAACAACAATTAAGACGGATAGAACTCAAAATGGCTAAACAAGTAATTAATATCGGAACAATGGCTGACAATAAGTCAGGTGATCCGCTACGCACAGCGTTTACAAAAGTCAACGAAAACTTTACTGAATTGTACAACCGACCAACTGGTGG